CTCTTGTTTTATAGGTAAAGTTTTTCTTTTCTAATGTCGTTCCGGATGTTGTGCGTACATCCTGTTCGTCTGTTTTAGGCGGGATGTATGAATTACCTGCTTTGGCGTTAGATTCCCAGTAAGTTATGTAATCCATATCGTCAAATTCGGGAAAATCAGAGCTTCGCTGTTCTTTTGCCCTTTCCATATCCCAAAAAATCTTAGCACGGAACTCCTTTTCGGTGTCTGAGTAGTCAGGCTGTTTCTGTCCTTGTTTTAAGTCCTCTTTGAGCTTTAGTTTAGGCATAAAAAAACACATTAGATTTTAATATGTCCTTTCACGCAAAGACTTCGCCTTTATATTATATACCTATTCCTTTATTAAATCAAATCATATCCCATTTGCTTAGCTGTTTTTACAAACTCGTCGTAATATTTGCAGTCTTTTAAGTCTTCTAAAGCAAGATATTTAACTCCTTTATAGGAATTGGTCTTTTTAGTGCTTAATTTCCCTTTGACCTCCCATCCTAATTCCTTGAACAAAGCTTCGGGGTCTTTTATTATATCCTCAAGTTTCCATCTCCGTATCAGCTTTTTGGCTAAAAACTTATTCCAGTAAATCCAGAAGAAAAGATATTGGTCTAATTCATCCAGTTCTTTTATCTCAGGCATGTGCAGACCGACATAATGCGTATAGGGGTTTATCTTCCATGACTTTTCAGTAAAGAAACCTGAATGCTTGAGCGAACTCACTACTTTAAGTGGGTTTCTTACTATATGAAGCCACGGGCGGTTTCCGTCTCTTTCAAAGAAAGGGGCGGCGAGCCATGATGCTTCCCCGTAGGAGGGTCTGCGGTAAGTCCCGAAACCAGGCATACCATAAAACGATTCATGGTTAGTAGAATAGCCAGCCTGAGTAAATAGCTCAGACATAAAATTTGTACCTGATCGTGGGCAACCTGTTATTACAAATTCAGGATATTTCATACTTTAAGCGTGAATGTAAGGTTATCAGGGTCTTCAAACTGTTCGTCGTCTTTTCTCCTTTTTGCTCCCTTATGGTCAAGGCACATAAACATAATCCCGTATTTCCCTGACAGTTTTTCCCTTAATTTCTTGTAAGGGGCTATTGCGCTCACTATTACGGAGTGTCCAGCCTGTTCAAGCTTCTTAGCTTCTTTAGCCATATTATGACAGCTTTTAATCCTGTCCTCTTTTGAGTAACCGAGTTCAGGCCATAATTTACGCATATCATCAGCATCAAGCCAGACACAATGAGTTCTCTCGGCTATTAAGTCAGCCAGAGTACTTTTCCCAACGCCTGAAAATCCTGCAAGCCATAATATCATAATTGTTTTCTTATTTGAGTAGCGGATATAGCTTCTATTTCAGGTGGCAACTTAATTTCTCTTATATTATACCCTACATTTCTTCCGTAAACGACCTCTGTAATGTCATCAAGACATGCAAACCTTATTCTGTCGTCTTCTATTTCGTCTGCAAATCTTTCTTTAAACTTAGCCTCTCTTTCTTCGTAGCCGTAAGGGTTGTTTTCTCCTAAATCAGCATCCCTTAAGCCTATTGTTACGTTTTTACCTTCATCTAATAATGTCTGTATAATCTTAAAATGCCCCAAATGCGGGGGTTGGAATCTTCCTATTACAAGACTAAATTTTTTCATAATTTATTATTAAAATTCTATACCATCTCCGCAATCAAGACAAGTCAAGCCTAATGACCGCCACATACGGATTACTTTCGGTCTGTCATCGATTACAAACTCAACGTCATAGACTCCTTCTATGTGGTCGTGGTATATTTTCTTTTTAATCTCATCATCATTGTCGTGTTCTTCATCTGGGCGCATATAAAGTTCAGTAGTAAATTCAGCCAACCTATTTTTCCCGAGCCAGTCCCATGTTATATCTTTGTATTTTTCAGGACGACCCGTTACTAAAATTACCTCATATCCATTCTTAGAGTACAAGTCAATTAATTGTTTACACCAAAGATTCGGAACGTCATCTTTCATCTCTGCAAAGAATGAATCCCAGTCTTTAGGTTTTCTGCTGTTGCATTTTTGAGTACAAAAATTGCTCGTTCTGACATATCCTTTTGGAACACAATCACAATTTCTCAGGACATGATGAACCCTGTGGTCTATGTTTGCTAGTGTGCTGTCAATATCAATAATCAGTGCTTTTTTCATATAATATCTCTTATTATTAAGGGGTAACTCTCACGCTTAGGATTTGAAAGGTAACCTAGTATAGCCTCTCTTATGCGCATAAGTATTTCTATTTTATCCTGCCCTGTTATCTCCGTCCGAGTGCCTGTTAAAGTAAGTTTTTCATTCTCATAAGTGAAGTCTATTCTTTTGTGGTAAGCCCTTGTATTTCTTTCGGGGTTTTCAGGATAATAACTGCCTTTTATTTTTGTAATGTGTTTTAGTCTGTCTTTCATTCTTATTGATTAGAGGGTATTACTATTTTTTCTGCAATTCCGTGTGGTGCTTCATAAGGCATTTGTGAGAAAGGCATTTTACATTTTGGACATCTATCATCTTCTTCGTTCTCATGCTCTTTATCACTAAATGTTTGTTTACACTCTGTACATAAATAAATTTTTTCCTTCATCTTCTTATTGGTCAGGGGTTAAATATCTAATTTATATCCTTGGCTCTGTACTGCATATACAGTATGCAATTAAGAGGTAATTCTTTTAACTATGACCTCACTGTCTTTGACTTTCTTTACCATCTGTTCACTTCCACAATTACCACAGGTGGTAGCAATAAGGTAATGTTCTTCATTGGTCATTTTGAGTGGGGGTTAAATAAAGTTTTTCACATTCGTTTTTACACCTAACAGACAAATCCTTTTTCCTTATTGTGAACCCACTCCGAGGGCAACCTTTGTAGCAAGTAATAATATTGTCATATTTTCTTTCTATATCCAAATCAATCGTCTTGCCTTGATAGTCATTATTACACCCCGCCAAAACAAATATCGCCAATGCTGTTAAAAGTAGTTTTTTCATAGTGATTTGATTATACAATTTTGACAAGTATGAGTTAAGCCTCTGCAATATCTACATTCTTTTATCTTTTCTTTCCCCCCGAAGTGACTGACTATTCCTACATCTTCCCCACACTCACAATATACACTATGCCATCCTGTTTTTGGTTGTTTTTTCATAATGATTTATCAAGTATTTCTGTAATCTCCTCTTTCTCTTTTAAATATTCTTTTTCCAGTGCTTCCATCACTTTATATTCCTGCTCCTGCATTTTATCTTCCAGTGCTGTCAGAGCTTTCTTAAACCTCTCTTCCTGCCGGGATAGAAAATTTAACATAGCATCATATAACAAAGGATTATCTTCTCTGCTGAATGCTGATTTAAATTCTTCTATTATCTTCTTCATCTTCTTATTGGTTATTCTTAAGGTTTACACATCGCACAAGAGCATTTAGGGTGGTGTTGTTTTTTGGGTTCATATGTGGTTGCATCATGGGCTGACCGTTCTTTAGACTGAATTTCATCAATATTTAATAAGACTTTAACTGGTGCGCTTTCAACTCGTGCAACTTTTTTGTTATAACTTCTTAAAATATCTGTAGCATAAGTATTCAGACTTTTTTTTGCCATCCATGCCTCATTTTTAAGCTGTTCGTGTAATGCCTCTGGTATTCGTAATGTCAGTGCTTTCATAACATCAGTATAATCTTTAATGTCATTAATAGCAAGTATATTTAAGTTACATCAAATCTGTTAAATATCTGTTCAGTGATACGTTTTTTCTTTCTGATATCCGCTTTTCCTGATAAGCCGTATCTGATGGCATCCAACAGATGATCCTTTACCTTGCATGGTTCGTTTATTATTCTGCCGTCTTTGTCTTCTTCCCAGAGATAGTTTCTGTATTCTTTTAACAGTTTAACACTCCGTTTAGTCACTGAGCATTTCTGGTTCTGTACAAACTGAATCCCCTGCAAGACCGAACCCTGTCCTTTTACCGAAGGCTGTATGTTCACTCCGTAACAACTTATTTCATCAATAGACTTAGGCTCTGCGCTGTCAGCTATGACCATTTTTCTTTCGTGTATTTTTATGATGTCTGCTATTTCCTTGTTCGATAACCCTTTCATATAACATATCTCATCGAAGATATATCCTCCATTATACCAGTAAATAGCCACAATAGCGGTAGGGTCGTTTGTGTAGCCGAAATCAAGCCCGTAATTCTCTAAGCGTGCTTCGTGCGGTATGTCGTCGATTATGTTCCAGCCTGTGTATATACGCCCCTCAGCATCTCCTAATTGCCCCTCGCCGTACACTTTCCACCAGCGTTTATTATACCTGTGGGATTCTATCTCTTTTACAGTGGTCTCGTCTAATCCTTCATTATCTTTATAAGTGAGAGTTATAAAATCTATATCGCTGCGGTTCGGCTGCATCTCGGTATAAAACCAGAACTCTGACGTAGGATTCCAGTCCATCCATACTAT